ATACAATTGCGTTAACACCAACAACCATTGTTACTGTGCTAGCGCCACCGGTATTATCAACGACTAAATCAAGAACTGTTCCTGCAGTTGCTTGTAATTCAGCGCCTAAAAGAGTTCCAGTTGGAAATGTAATACTTGTTGCTGCTGCAGATGTTGATGTAATATATCCTGTAGCTACTTGGGCTGCGGTTGCAGTTGCAGTCGCGTTAATAGCTGCGGAGGTAGTGTGATCGGACAGAAAGCCGCTTTGTGATACGACTGGTCCCGAAAATGTGGTTCGTGCCATGATTTTTTCTCCATACAAAGTTAAGCTTATCTGTCTTGTATGCGTCTGCTGGGGCAGTCATGATAAGCTGGTTGTTCCCAGATAATTAATGATACTCTATTTAGTGCTTTTGCACAACAAAAAAGGGACCGAAGTCCCTTTATATAAAGCTTTGAAATTACTTGTTCATTACGTACATTGTTACTTCGAAACCGAATCTCATTTCTGTAGCAGCTGGTTTAGTCCACATAATATTTCTCCTTTATTTTAGATTTCAGCATTGCTGATGCATTAATTGTATCTATCTGATAAAACCTCGCAATAAGGATATTCATGAGTGTTAGATAAAGAAAAGCCCAGCAGAGAGGAGCCAGGCTTTTCAGAGGTAGTGCTTTAAGTAGAACTATAAAACTACTTATGCACCTGGTGAACCCCACATACCTAGTGGATCACTCCAACCGAATGAATATCTTTCACGGGCTTTATATCTTACGTTGCCTGTATCAAAATCTCCGTCCATTGAAGTTGTTAAAGCAGTTCTTTCAAAGTGCTTCATACCGTTAGGTACGTCAGTAGTTAAGAAGTAAGCATCAGCATCTGTTAGATAGTGATTGATTGAATAACCTTCTGGAATTGCACCATTATTTCTCAATGCGTTAAGGTCGTTATCAGCTGTACCAACACGAAGTTGAGTATCTAATAAACGAGTAGCAACGAATTGTAGAGCTGGTGGAATTACTAGCTTACGAGGTTTAGCTGCAATTAATAGACCTCTTTCATCAGTCCATGCTGCGATTTGAATCACTGCGTTTTCTAATGCTGTTTCGTTAAGGTCTACTGGTGTTGCTTGTACGTTACTGTTAGTACCACCTGAAACTAATGGGTGGTTAGTAACTGCACCAGCGGCATTAGTACCAAACAATGAACGGTTATCGCCACCAAGGAAGTTCTGGTTGTAACCATTGTTAAGAACATTAGCTGCTCTAACTTGTTTAGTATTTGCCATTGAACGTGCAAGAGCTTTAGTGTAGCGAGCTGAAAGACTATCATATAGATTATCTTCAACTGCTTCTTCAGTTAAACTGAATCCTAAAGCAATTGTTACGTGATTGTATCTAGCTGTAAAAGCTTCTTGTGCGTTGTCATACGCAATAGCTGCTCCCTCTGACTTAAGAGGTGCGGCTGCAAAGCCAGCTAGTTTTGTTTCTTCTTCGAATGAGCGATCTGAAGATTCAGTTTCGTAAATCTCTTTATGCTCTTCTCCGTAACGCTCATACTCTAAACCGAATAGTGCGTTAAGTCCTGGTAATAGCTCCTTAAGGAGCTGGGCTCTTGAAATTGCCATGTTTTATTCTCCTTAATTAGATTCCAGTTGCATTGTCATATGAGTGAATACCTGCATTAAACTTAATTAATAAGTCTGTGAATGCGTCACCCACGGTTGAAGTTGGACTATCTACAAAATCAACAATACGGAAAGCAATAGTTGCTGTTACCGCTGTTGTAGAAGATACTGCACTATTAGAATTACCTGTAGTAGTATCACCTGTAGTTGTAGATTGTACTGCTGCGAAGTTAGTATTCTGACCTAAGTCAGCTTGTGTAACTGCGCCGTCCGCTTGTGCCATAAAGATTACATCTGGGTCGTCAACAATATATGCTTGAGCGTCATCTGCTACTGTGCCTGTAGGCCAGTTTTGTCTAAACACTACTGTGCCGAGATTAGGGTCTGTGTAAGTACAACCTACAAAAACACCAATAACTCCGACAGGGAATGCGTCTGCGTTGTTACCTAAATCTGTAACAATTTGAACAGTTCCCGCGGCTACGATTGCAACAACCGAGCCATTGTATATATTAGTTCCGTATCCAGAAGCAATCGGTAATAGACGCGTAGAGCCCGCATAAGGGGTACCGCCTATATGGTTTACCGCTTTAAGTCCGTAAGGACTAGCTGTAGTTGCCATGATTGTTTCTCCTATTTATTTTTTGCCCTTTCCAAAACTTTGACCATTTTCTTGACCTTCAGCAAACTTAGGCATACGCGGATCGTTTTGATTCATGTATGACTGATCAACTGCTTCAGTCTGTGCTCTTGTTTTTTCGTTTACAAAAGCTTGTCTTTGGTCCATCATTTCTTGAGGAGCTTTACATAATAATAGACCTCCAATTTCTATGCCTTCTTTAAATTGGCTATTGGGGTCTGCTTGTAATACGACTTCTGGGTGTTCCGAATGCTTCACCGGTTCCCAGCCTTCACGCATTTTTGAAGATACGTTCCTGTTATCAGGCTCATTCAATAAAGAAACTCGAATCCAACGATAGGCCCATCCAGCTTTTTTAGTAAACTCTGGAAGGAGTGAGGCAGGTTGCCATTTTTTTGCTACGTCTTCTCTTACTTCAGTATCTCTTGATTCTCTTTTAATTACCTTATCCATTTGCGTTCTCCAATTTAATCATTTCTCGTGCATATTGCTCCGATGTTAACTTAAGCTTTTTAGCAAAAGCAACTTGTGTCTTACTTAGGCGTACTTTCTTCGGCGCGGTACTACGCGTTGCCGGTGCAACTACATTCGAAGGTTTGCGTTGGGCGGGTTTTTCTTCCGGTTCCAACGAATTATCCCCAAAGTTCTCAGGGAATCGTTTTTGCATCGTTTCATCTATACGACGATAGTATTCGTCACTTGTAGGACTTAACCCACTCCTGACTAATTTTTCATGTACTCCTAAAGCTAATGAAGTCATTTCTTCATCTTTACCAAACCAAGTATTTGTTTCTTGCCATGCTTGCGCTTTTGCGTCTGGTTTAGCAACTTGAGGTTGTACTTGTTGTTGATTAGACTCTACACTATTTTCTACCTCTTGTGAAGTAGTATATTGAGGTTTTAGTCCACTAGCTTGAGCTAATTTCATTTGAGCACTATTCATTGCTCCTTGAGCTTCAACTATTTTCTCTGTGTCTCCAGATTCATAAGCTTCTTTATAATCACGTTTAGCAATTTTAAGCTCGGTTTCAGAGGCACTGACTAAAGTCTTAATATAGTCTTCCTCACCTGTGCTTAGTGTAGTCTGTAGCTTTTTGTTTTGGTCTGCTACTTTTTGTGCATAAGTAACGGCTTCTTGTCTTTCTCTTTCAGCTTTTTCTTTCTCACGTCTTTCATCATGATGCATTTTTTTTAACTGTGCCATGCGTTGTTTAACACGTTCAGAGTATCCTTCTAACGTATCTCCCTCTACCTCTTTTACAATATCGTCAGGTAGTGGTTCTTTGCCTCGATCTTCAGGAGGAGTATCATCTTCTTCCTCTATAAACAATTCTTCTTGTTTAGGTTCTTGTTCTACTCTTTCAACATCTGCTGTAGATTTTTCAACTTTTCTTTCTTTTTTATCTTTGTTTAAATCTACCTCTAATTCTTCGCCTTCCATTTCTAATTCATCTGGTATTTCATTTATTATCTCTGCCATCTTTGCTCTCCTATGCGCGCTCGTAGCCACGTGGATCATCCACTACAGCTTCAACCGTGTCGTCGTTAATAATGCGGAATTCTTTTCCGTGTATTTTAATTCTAGTACCTGCATAAGCACGAGTAATAACGAAGTCTCCTTCTTTACACCATGCTCCTGTTGGAAACCTAGCATCATCTTGATAAGCTAAATCTCCTAGCTGCATAACAAATAAGACCACTGTTGCATGCTCTTGCATTTGTTTTACAGAATCCGATTTAATAATTCCACCTTCATAAGTATCTTCTGCTTCAGGCACCATACATAATATGCGGTATCCTTTAACATCAGGTAGTTGTGTAGTAAGTTTAGCTAATGCTTCATCCTCACTTACTTTTTTACCGTCAGTGGTAGTTGTGTTTTTAGTTTTAATAGGTGCTCCAGAGCTGGAGACTATTTGTGTGTCTGGGGTGGCTATAGTCATTATTTACCCCCTATCTTTACAACACTATCCGTAGGACTGCTTTCAAAGTCTTCGTTGTCTTTAGTTAGGTTTGCTATCATATCAGCAATAAACATTTGAACGTGATCAAATCCTCTAACTTGTCCACATCCATGCTGATAACCTGCGAGGTCAGCGGTGCCTCTAGCCATATCTTCTGTTACTTCGTTGCGTCTCTCTTTTATCTGGCTTGATAAATATAAGAGCGTTTCTTTCTCTGTCATGTTAGTCCTTTTTATTAGTTAGTATTGTCCTCATCTTTAGTTACATCTACCTTGGTTCTGTCTCTTAACTTTTGCGTATGTGCAATAGTCTCGTTACGTAACCTAGATTCTTCTGAGCGCAAAGCAATATCTTTTTCTTTGTTGATTGCTTGTGCTCCTAATTTAGCCCCTTCTAAAACTTCTTTAGTCGTTATATCTTTTTGTTGCATTTCAGCTTTAGCACCTATATCAGCACCTTTAATTGTTTCTTGTGATTTAATTCTAGCTTGTTCTAACATCACATCTTTCTGTACTTCTACAGTTGCTTTCTGTTTATCCAGTTCTAGTTTAGCTCTATCTAGTTCTATATCAGCCATAGTTTTTTGAGCTTTAACTTTAGCTTCTTCTTGTTTAATCTGAAGTTCAGCTTGTTGCATCTGTAATACTGGATCTTGAGCTTGTTGCTGTCTTTCTTCTTCAGAAGCTTTAAGACTACTCTCACCTAAAACTTTTGGTGCAGCTTCAGCTGTTAGTCTAGCAACTTCATTCTCAATATCTATTGGTAGTGGTTCATCTATCGGCGGAAGTGGTACACCGAGTTTATTCTCAATTTCTAATCTATATTGGAAAGCAATATGTTCTGCAATGTGAGCTTCCATAGCAGCTTGTATCATTCCCGCTTTTGTACTTTGTCCTACTAACTTTCTAATTAATGGATCATCAGTAAACGCCATATGAACTGCAATATGGGCTTCATGGTCTTGGTCAAGAAATGCCTTAACAGGTTTACCATTAATAATATTCATATTCTCTGTTACAGGACCTAGCTGTTTTATATCATCTTTATTAGGAATGAGTTTCTCTGCATTCTTAACTCCTAGCACATCTAACATTTGTCTATTAAGTTCTGGCAAGTCATATATATCTGGATTTTGTTGAGCCATTTGCATAACTGCTTGATACTGAACAACCTTCTGTGCCATAGTTGCAGCATTAGGATCAGCTACAGGTATAAGATTAACTTTATCATAGTCAGCTTGTTTAGCACCTGGTGTTCCTGATGCAGGATCATATTGATAGTCTGGGTCTGTGTAGTCTTTAATTAATGTCTTAAGTAATCCAAACTCTTTTTTCATTGAGTAGTAGATACGTGCATTAACTGCCGACATTACTTTGAGTGTTCGTTCTAGTATTGCAAGTGTAGAACCTACAGGAGAGTTAGCTGACATATCAGATACTTTCATATCTGCAGCAGAAGCAAAGCGTCTACCTTCGTCAATAATTTTATCCATTAGAGCAGCAAGTACTTGACT